CGCCGAACGCCATCGTCAGCGCGACCATGCCATCAATCCGGCCGGTCGAGCGTTTTTTGTTGAGCTTCCGGTTGCCCGCGCTATCGCGCTCAACGACGCACTTGGACGCGCACATTTTCAGCACGGGATGATCGCCATGGCGCAGCTTCTTTTCCAGGATGACGCTTTCGAGGTCGCGCAGCGCGGGGCTCATGCTTTTGTAGCCTTGCCCGAAGCCGACGAACTTGTCCTTGATCATCTGCTCGGTGAACCCGGCGTTGAGCAGCCACGGTTTCAGGTGCTCCATGTTCCATCGGTCGAACGCGATCTTCGCAACGCGATGCCGATCAAACACCTGTTTGAGGTGGCGCGCCACATACTCGTATGAAATCGAAGCACCGGGCGTCGTCTGCAGGAACCCCTTTGCTGCCCAGGTGTCGTAGGGAACGCGATCAGCCTTCGCTTTGTCGTGTAGACCTTCGCTCGGTAGCCAAAACGTACACTGTGCGCTCCAGCAGCCGTCGCGGATGTCGCAGCCAATCAGAACGAGCGCCGTCAAATCCCGCGTTTCGGAAAGGTCGAGCCCAGCGAATACGTCGCGCCCGCGCAGGTCGAGCGGCTCGCCACCACAGGCTCTCCATTGTGCCGGGGTCACGAACGGCGAGCTTGCCTCGACGCGCTGGTTCAGAACCAAATTCCTGAACGCGCTTTCCCTTGCGGGCATGCGGCGAGCGTCTTCGGCCATGGCCAGGACCTCCTCCGGATTTTGAAAATTGCCGAGCGCTGGATTGGCCAGCTTAATCGTTGCAATGTCGAACGGATCAGCATCGGGCGGCGCGGTATAGAGCGAGCAGACGACGCGGGGATCGTGACCGGCCGTCGCGTCGTCGAGCAAAACCGAAAGCAGGTCGGCATCAGAAACCGCCTGCGTCGAAATGATGACCGACAATGGCGCGAGTTGAGCGGCACTTCCGGTTTCGAGCGCCTCGAATAATTCGCTGCGCGGACCGCGAACAAGGCCAAGCTCATCGTGCACAACAAATGCGGGACTTAAGCCATATGCAACCGCGCTTTCCGACGATAGCGCGCGATACGCGCTGCCCCGTGCTGGGCACACCAATTGCTTTATGCCGTCCTTGCAGAGGATCGCGGCGCTCAACGCCGGTGACATGCGGACGATCTTCGCCGCCAACGCATACAAGAGCGCCGCCTGATCGCGTGACATTGCGGTCGAATAAAGCTGGCTATTGGGGATCGCGGCCGGACCAGCCAAATGGACGAGCAGCAGGCAGGCTGCCAGACAGGTCTTTCCCGATTTCCGACCAACCGAAATAATCGCCCGACGCGTCGTCGCGGGGTTGTCGTATATCCGCAGGATTTCCCGCTTCTGCCAGTCCATGAGTTCGATCGGTTGACCGATCAGAACGCCCTCGGGGACGCGGCAGGTCGCCTCGATCCAGCCGATAACCTCTGCGCCAAGAGTCTGCCGCTCGTCGTCGGCTGGCATGTCCGGCTCCTGCGTCACCGCCGCTCGCCCCGGGGATAGTGCGGGCGGCCATATTTCCCGCCACTGCCGACAGCGACCCTCAGGAAGTCGCGTTGAGCCTCCGTCGCAAGCCGGTGCACGAGACCGGGGCCACGGGCTTCTGGCGGATAGGCTGAAAGCTTACCGGCGACCAGCTGCAGGAAGCCGTCGCGCGCCGCCCGCGGCTAACTCTTGACTGAAGCTAATGCCGATACGTTGCAGCCGTTGAGGCGCATCGTTACCTGTCGGGCTTCTTACTTGCGAGGATTAAAGCGCCAAGGCTTGAGAGCCCCTTCTCCCAACCCGGTTTCGACCCGGACGGGGTCACTAAACGATACCCACTGTATTACGCCCGGCACCGGCGCGGGTTTAATTACTCGAATAAGGTCATCAAGTCTCTTTTCAAGCGAGCGCATCTCCTCATAGCATGCATCGAATTGCTTAGCGGGCCAAAGTGGACCGACTGGAAGCACACGCCCATCCTTCGTTACTGTCTTGCCAAACTGCACACCTCCGCCTGGAGCGGGATCAAAATCTGAGTGTGCAACAGTCGTTCGGTTATCGTTGGCCTTGTAGATGTCGCTGCAAAGGTCGTGAGCCTTCTTTTTCTTCTCTCGGTCTTTGATCTGCGTATCGACAGAAATCTTGATGAGCCGGAGCTTCTTAGCAAAATCAATGGCAGTCACAACCGGTGTGGTCTTATCGTCAAGGTCCAGGAGCTTAACAACCGCTTGATCAATCTTGCGCTCGATGCGACCGAAGTAGTGCAGGAAGCGGCCGACAAGCATGCAAGCTTCCTCCAACTGCTTCTGCTGGTTTGATCCTTTCGTCATAGTTTTAACCCCTCAACGCCACCACATTCCCTTCGACGAATTAACGGTGCGCTCTAGTAGTGTTGGGCCTCGGCGCGCCTGCCAGGGCCTTTTCTTTGTCAGCCGACCGGCAGCTCGCCGTCCGTAGGTGTGCGCTTGTCGAGTTTTGCCGATGGCGTCAGACGCAATCGGGACGCCAATGTGGCGCATAAACCGACCGATTGCCGATGCATGCGCGCTAGCCTCTGGTAGCGGTCGCTCGTACCGGGCTTGGCCTTGCGCAGCGCAGCCTCGAGCCGCTGCACCTGCGATACCGTCGTCACATAGCTTTCCAGGATCGCTTCAGCGCCCGAGAACCAGCCGGGGCGACGGCTGAAGGTGAGCTTCTCCCAGAGCGCGCGTTCTTCGTCGGAGAGCCGCTCCGGGGCAGGTGGGCGGCCTAGCCGAACGTCGATCTCGTCGGCCGGAACGACGGTCAACGCCGCGGCGCTAACTCGCCCCCGCTTGCGCAAGGTGCCGACGCGTTCCTGCCAGGATGCGATCGGGTCGTCGCCGGTTTCGGCCATTTCGAGCAGCTTTTCTGTCGCGTTTTTTTGGAGTTAAAGCGTCGCGCCAACACGCCTTTCTGTCAATTTCGGCGAAAATTTTAAATTTGGTTTTCGGGAAGTTTTGAGAAGGAACGGGGCCGCCGCGGTCTGAGGTTGGTCGCTTCTAATTTTTTGAACCCCCGCCGCCCCCGAGCACGGCAATAGCGTTCGGTGAAACCGCGATTGTTCCGGCAATCGTTGGCTGCCGCAAACGGACGTGTGCGGGTTGCGCCGTCAGAAGCTCAGGCGATCTTCTGCCGCCGTCACCACCCAGGTGGTGGGAAAAAATACCGATGGCAGCCAATACCATGCCCGGAAATCCCGAACCCACGATCGGACCCGGCACAGGAGCCGCATCCCTAAGTCCCACGGAATCGATAAGTGTCCCGAATTCCGAATACGAGAAAGCCTGGTCCTTAATGCGCTCGCTATCCGGCTGATTCGTCGGGGCTGTGACTACGGACATGAGGGTGTAGATCGAAGCTCCGGGGTTCGCCTCTGGCCCAGGTGGATGGACGAGCGACAGCGTATGACCGATCTCGTGAGAGATCGTTTCCACGAGGAGATTAATTCGTGCGGCATCGGTGCTCGCTAGCCCTGCCAAGGTGGCAATTCTGTCAGTCAAAATAGAGCCGAGGACGGAATGGTTCGGAACACTGGGACCGGTAAGAAATGGCATGCGAACGCAACTCTGACAGGCTTGCCCAAATAAACTACTGTTGCCAGTGGTATTGGTGCCGATCGCGACGTAATAGTATTCCGAGTCGCCATTGACGGGCGCTGTCAGAGCCGTGCTTACTTCGAAATTTATGTTCAGCTGTTTGCCATTCGGCAGCGGGCTGTTGGCATTCGCGCCAAGGGTCGGATAGCCCAGAAAATCATTGTTGACCGCGGCGAGCGCACCCGCCTGTATCTCTGGGAGGTTTAGTCTGAACCCATATGGGGCGAAATTCGCGGTGGTCGTTCCTACGTTAAAAATGTCCGTCGTTGGACCGGAAACAAAGTCCAGTTCGAAAGTTAAGGTGTGGCCGGGACGCGGCGTTCCGACCGTCAGACCAACCCCAAGAGTCAGCCCGATTGCAGCAGAACTGAAACGGCACCAGAACGAGCGCAGGTACATGTTAGCGCCCTACTTAGCATTTTGCCGCAATTTACACTCACCGCTCGTCCGCAACAATTAGCAAGAAAAGCTTCGCCGCGCCGGACGACCTCTGCCACGCGCGACGTCACCACAAGCGGAAGCATAAAATTGGTCGCCGCAGCGTAACCGCAAAGTAAGGGCATAACCTGCTGCGTTCTGCGCGTTACACGCCCTTAGCTTGGCCGGTTCCACGGATGGTTCGGGTCGGAAGGGGTGCCATCCTCGCGGACCGGGGCGCGCCGGGCATTGTTGGCGTCAAGCCGGTTGTGGCACTGCACGCACAAGCTGCGGAGCGGACCCAGCTTGAACGCGGTGAGGTCGCCACGATGCGGCGGGTCGTGGTCAGCGATGGTCGCTGGAGTGACGCGACCGGCTTCCAGGCACAGCCGACACAACGGCTCGACACGTAGTTGATGCGCTCTGCGGCGTTGCCAGCCTGCGGTGCAATACCAGCGGTGAACATCCGAACGGTGCGGCATCGAGGGATATCCGCGCGAGCACAGAGTGTGGAAACCAAACGCGTTTGTTCTAGCGTATGCCGAGGCGGACCAGCCAGCCGATCATGGTCCCCAGGATTACGCCGAGTGCCAAGAGTATGGTTCCGAGCACGAGCACCATGAGGAGCGCGTTCGTCATCACGCAACCCCGGTGAGACACTCGGGGAAATTCCCCAATGAACACGTGCCGCCGTTAGTGCCGGTGAGACAGCGCAAGTCGTTGCGGCTGTTGCAATCCGCGACAACAAGATGGTCTTCCCCGGGCCGGTCACGACGTTCTCGCTGCCTTATCTCGTGGCGCAGAAGAAAGGCTGGCTGGGCGACCTCGAGGTCGAGGATGTGCATGTCACCGGCGATGCCAACGCCA